CGACCTGGTGTTCGTGGACGAGGCCACAGAACTGACGGAGACCGACTGGGAGACGCTGGGTACGCGGCTGCGGAACGGGGTGTTGTCGTGGCAGCAGCAGATCGCCGCGTGCAACCCCACCTTTCCCACGCACTGGTTGAAGCAGCGGGCCAACCGGGGCGGCATCACGATGCTGCACTCCCGGCACCGCGACAACCCCGCCTACGTCAACGCGGACGGCACCCTCACGGAGGCCGGGCGGGACTACCTTGCCAGGCTCGACCGGCTCACCGGCGTTCGCAGGGCGCGGCTGCGCGACGGGGTGTGGGCGGCGGCCGAGGGGCAGATCTACGAGGAGTGGGACGAGGCCATCCACCTGGTCGACCGGTTCGCCATCCCGGCCAGCTGGGCGAGGTTCCTGGCAGTGGACTTCGGGTACACCAACCCGGCCGTCTTTCAGTGGTGGGCGCAGGACGAGGACGGGCGGCTGTACCTGTATCGAGAGATCTACCGGACGCGGCGCCTGGTGGAGGACCATGCCCGGCAGGTCCAGGCGATCCTGGCCGAGTATCCCGACGAGCCGGCCCCCGGCGCGGTGGTGTGTGACCACGACGCCGAGGACCGTGCCACGTTGGAGCGGCATCTCGGCCTGGGCACGGTGCCGGCGAAGAAGACAGTGTCCGACGGCATCCAAGCCGTGCAGTCCCGACTCAAGGCGGCGGGCGACGGTCGGCCTCGACTGCTCATCTTGCGAGACGGTGTGGTTGAGCGCGATGAGGCGCTGAGCCAGGCGGGGAAGCCGACGTGCACTGCGGAGGAGATGAACAGCTACGTGTGGGCGGTGAAGCCGGGCGGTGCCGGCGACCTGAAGGAGCAGCCCGTCAAGGAGGCCGACCACGGGATGGATGCCATGCGGTACATGGTGGCGCTGGTGGATCTGGTGGGTGTCTCGCGTGTGCATTCGCCGGCGAGGGCGGGCGCGAGTGGTGGACGCCGGACGTCGCGGGCTGCCTCCAGGTACGGGAGAACCATCGGCTAACCACCGCCCGAGCAGGAGATTCTTTTCAAGAAGGTAGGTTTGCCTAAAGATTCTTCTGCCAACAGGGATACCATCGGGAGAACTTCTCACATCCGTCCTGTGAGGTGACGCCCGTGATAGACCCCGGCTGGCTCGTCGTCCTGGCGCTCGCCTCCTACCGCCTCACCCGCATCCCGGCCCGCGACTCGATCACCGACCGCGTCCGCGATGTCCTGGCGAACTGGGCCAACGATCGTCCCACGTCGCTGGGTCGGGCGGCGCTGGACACGCTGGTCGGCTGCACGTACTGCGTCGGCTGGTGGATCTCGGGCGCCACCCTGGCGACCTATCTCCTGGCCACAGGCCAGTGGGATGACGCGCCGGTACTGGTCCACGGGATCGAGTGGGCGGCCGTCGCCGGCGCCCAGGCCCTTCTCAGCGCGGTCGACGACACGCTGGTCGACACCAGCGCGCTGGCCCGCGCTGAGACCACCGTCCTGGAGGCCCCGCCCTCGGCCCAGACGTCGCCAACGCCGCTAGAGCCCGCCGAACTGGGCAGCGCCGAAGAGCCGATCGTGCTGCCGCCCCCCGGCCCCGAGGCCCACCTGACCATCAGCTACAGCCGCCGGTTCGCCTCCGAGGACGACCCCGCCCCCTACGCGGGTACCGAGCCCGGGGCCAGCTCGACGTGAGCCGCGAGCGTCCCGAAGTCACCGCTGCGGCTGCGCGCTACACCAAGCGCGTGGCCGGCGCACGTGGCCGTGGCAACGGATTGGCGCTGCCGGGCGGCCCTGGCGGCGGTGCGTGGCAGTCGCGGGCGTGGCACCACTACAACACGGTGCCGGAGGTGCGGTACGCGGCCCGGTGGATCGGGAACGCCATGGGCGGAGCGCGCCTGTTCGCGGGGCGGGCGCTGCCGGACGGCACGATCGAGCCGGCGCCAGACAAGCACCCCGCCACCGAGGCCGTCGCCACGATCGCGGGCGGCCCTTCGGGACAGTCCCAGTACCTCTCCGCATACGGGCCTCACCTCGTGGTGGCCGGTGAGGGCTGGACCGTCATCCAGCGCACCGGGCCGGAGACCATCGACTGGCACGTGCTGTCCGTCTCGGAGGTGCAGCACAAGTCGGGGAAGCTGAGCGCGATCATCCAGGGCGAGGAGGTCATCCTCCCCCCAGGGGAGGAGGGCCGCGTCACCGGGACGGAAGCGGTCGCGATCCGCGTCTGGGAGCACCACCCGCAACGGCACATGGAAGCCGACTCTCCCGTCCGGTCCTCGCTGCCGATCCTGGAGGAGCTGGAGCTGCTGAACGCGGCGATCGCCGCCATCGCCCGCTCCCGCCTGACGGGACGCGGGGTGCTGCTCATCCCCAAGGGCACCCGGTTCCCCACCCAGGCCGGGCAGCCCGGCGCGGCTGAGGACGACCTGATCGAGTCGTTCGCCGAGGTCGCAGAACTCGCCATCCGTGAACCCGAGTCCGCGGCGGCGACAGTGCCGATCATCCTCGAAGTCCCCGCCGAGATGATCGACAAGATCCAGCGCCTGACGTTCGAGAGCGACTTCGACCGCATCGCGATGGAGCTGCGTAACGAATGCATCCGCCGCTTCGCGACCGGCCTGGAGCTACCCGCCCCGATCGTGCTGGGCACCACCGACCAGATCAACCACTGGGGCCTGTGGCAGCTGTCGGAGGAGGCCATCCGCCTGGCCGTCGAGCCACGCCTGGCCACGCTCGCGCACGCCCTGACCACCCAGTGGCTCCAGCCCTTCCTGTCCGCCAGCAACCTGCCCGACGCGCAGGAGTGGCTGGTCTGGTACGACGCCAGCCCACTGAAGGTGCGCGCGAACAGGGCGCAGACCGCGTTGGAACTCTACGACCGTCAGGCCATCGGCGGCCGCGCTTTGCGCCGCGAGACCGGCTTCGACGAGTCCGACGCCCCAGGCCCCGAGGACACCCCCCAACCGGCCCTCACCACCACGACGCCCCCGGGAGGACGCCCCATGCTGCCCGCCGACGAGACCACCCAGGAGCCGGACACCCTGCCCGCCTCCGCCACCCCCAACACCGCCGCCGGCGGCCCGACCGAGGCCGCGGTGGCCGCCACGGACGGCCTGGTGTGGGCCGCTCTGATCGTCGCAGGCAGCAAGATCCGCCGAAGCGGGATCGTGCCACGCGACCACCGTGCCCGCGTCAACTCCTTGCCAGCCGCCCTCATCCACACCCGGTACTCGGTCACCATCGAAGACCTCGAAAAGCGCCACCTCCTGGAGACCGCGTTCGACCGCGTTCCGGAAGTCGCCTCCCGCTACGGACTGGCCACGGACTGCCTGGCTGACACCCTCCACACCTACGTCGCCCGGCTCATCACCACCGGCCAACCCCACGACCACCACCAGATCCCGCGCCTCATCGCCGCCTGCTGCCTGGATCGGGAGGCCACAGATGCATGACCAGCCCTGCCACACGCCCCGAGGCGAGTCCTTCTCCGAACCGCGAGGACCGTTGAGCCAGGCACCTGGCGCCTTCCCCCTCCTTGCCACCACCGCCACCATCAGCATCGGCGGGTGGGCGGTGTGCGAAGTCGGCGGGCACGCGCGGGGGGAGGGCTATGTCTGACGCCCCACCGGCAGAGCCAACCCCCGGGCACCGAGCGGGGCTTGTGGCCGCCGCTGACGGCCTGATCTGGTCCGCCCTCACCACGGCCGGCCATCGGCTGCTGAACTCCCCTGCCCACAAGGCCCAGGCCCGTGACCTGCCGGCTGCCGAAGTCCACACCGCGCTCCCCGTCCCCCGCAGGGACATCGAGCGCCTCGGATTGATGCGCACGGCGTGGCATCGCCTGCCGGAGGTCGCCGACCGCTACCAGGTCGACCCGGCGCTCCTGCGGCGCGTGCTGGAGGACTACGCCCGGGGGCTGATCGCCGCAGGTCTGCCCCACGTCTACGAGCAGACCACCACCGTCCTGCGCCCCCTCATCGGTACTGGGGGCGGCCGTGGCTGACGAGAGAATCGACCAGGCCACCGCCGACGTCGAACGCGTCGTGCGTGACGTCCTGGACGAGTTCGCCGTCGGGCGGGCGGCCGACGAGTCCGTTGAGCAGTTGCAGGCACGTCTGTTGCCTCGGTTCGCCGACAGCGATGCGCGAGCCCTGCCTGCGCGGGCCCACGCCGACGACCCCGACGCGCCGACGGCCCTCAACGTGAACTGTCGCTGCCGCCTTGAGTACCTACAGAGCGAAGACGCCGCCCCGGCGGCCTCTTACGAATCAGAGGTGACAACCGTGGAACAACCTGCACAACCATCAGCCGGTGGGGAGATGGCCGCGGCGGCTGGCGCCCCGTTCACCAGTGGCATGATCGCGCTCGTCCCCGCCCCGGAGCACGCCGCGCGCCTGGCTGTCGATGGCGGACTCCCGGCCGACGATCTGCACCTGACGCTGCTGTTCCTCGGCGAGGCCGACGCCATCAGCACCAAGACGCGCGCCGCGCTCGACGACGCCCTCAGCCAGCTCGCGGACGACATCCGCGCCGCGGCCCCCATCCCCGGCCGCGGGTTCGCCATCAATGGGTTCAACCCCGACGTCGACGAGACAGCCATCGTGCTCGTCGTATCGGGCCGCGAGCTGACGACCGTCCACGAGCGCGTGACGGAGGCGGTGACGCCTCTCTTCGAACTCCCGGACCAGCACAGTCCGTGGGTCCCGCACGTCACCCTCACCTACTCGCGGGACCTGTCCCGAGTCGCTGAACTGGCCGACCGTGTCGGTGACATCGCATTCGACCGGCTGCGGGTCTCGTATGCGGGGCAGGCCACCGACATTCCCCTCACCCCGCCCGACGGTCCCGGCCCGCAGCAGCAGCCGGGCGCGGCCCGCACCTGGTCCACGCCCGGTGACGCCGCGCTGGCGTTCGAGGCCGAGGAGACCGGTGATGGCCGCATTTTCGCCCCCGGCGCCCTCACCTGGACCGGCGGCCCGTGGCCGCTGCAATACGCCCCTGCCATGCTGTCCGGCCACGACGGCGCCGAACTCGCCGGCAGCATCGAGCACATCGCCCGCGACGCCACCCGCATCACCGGGACAGGCGTGCTCTACCCGACGCTGGAAGCCGGCGCCGAGGCGATCGAACTCCTCGACGCCCAGGCGCCTCTCGGCGTGTCCGTGGACCTCGACGACGTGACGGTGGAATTCGTCGACCGCCGCCCCGGCACCCCGACAGACACCCCGACGGGCGAGGGCGAGAACATCGTCGCCACCGCCCACCTCACGCACATGAGCCTCCTGCCCCTGCGGGACGGGGCATGGGCCGTGACGGCCACCCGCACCACACGCCTCGCAGCAGCCTCCGGGCACAACTCCCGCACCACCCGCGCCGTGGAGTGGACCACCCACCCCGGCGGCGCCACGCCCTGGCCCCTGATCGCCGAACCCCTCGGCCTGGCCACGCCCGCCACGGTGTCGGCGGCGGCCGGGGATCCCGACCAGCCCGGCCACGGCACCGTCGTGCACTCCGAATCCACCGGCGATGTCCTGATGCGCATCACCAAGGGCCGCGTCCGAGGCGCCACGCTCG